CAATGAGCATGGTATTGCTGGTGAAGGTGTATTTCAGAAAGCATATAATTGGTTTGTTCGTGTCACTAAAGACGGTGGCAAAACGTTTCAAACTGAAGAGTTTTTCTCTGGTTATTGCTTCGCCTGATATAATACTACCAACAGCATAAAGAGTATGAAAAGACCCTCAAAAGGGGTCTTTTTTTATGTAAAACGTTTAAAATATGATTAAAAATGTATTTTTAAATGTATATGAGATGTTTATACGTTTTCCACAATGTTGTTGAAAAAGGTGTGGAATATGTGGAAAAGTGTGTGTTTGAGTGTCTATAAAGGTGTTTATAAATGTCTCTAGGAGTAGTGATCTAAGCGTGCAGTCTATCACGAACTCCCAGAAATGTCAAGACCCCTCCCATAAGAATTTCTGAGGATTGACAGTACAAAAATATCAGATTGCCTTATAAATAAACTCTGAAAGATTGACAATATCTCCCGCGTAATTTACAATAGGACAGTAACACTCTCGGAGCACAATCATGTCAGTTGTTTATCAGCAAGCGCAAAAGAGTAAGTATCGCATCACGCTGGAACTTGACGTGATGGGTGATTTTGATCCGCATCAGATTGACTGGGAAGAGTTATTTGACTTACAGGGTTCTGAACACTGTGAGGCATATGTAGAGGACTTAAGTAATCCTGACCGTTGGTGAGTTAGTATCAGTCTTCTATAGATCTGTGCCCCTTATCTGATACCATCTCTCCGTGAGTAATAGAAAGGGGGGTCGTTGAAAGTGTACCAGTTATGTAAGCATGACTCGAACACACTTGACCACCACTTTCCAACGTAATCTGCTCTCCACTGAATATAACGGTTGGGAGAATTATGAGACCTGGAATGTTGCATTGTGGATCAACAATGATGAGGGTTTGTATCACCTTGCTGCTGAGTGTGGTGATTATGAAACCTTCGTTAATTCGTTGGAAGGTGTTATGAATCAGACTCCTGATGGAGTATCATTCAGCGATCCTAAAGTCAACGTGATTCAGATTAACTCTGACGTGTTTGATTTCTAGTCTTAAGTAACACATACTCCTGCCGTATGAGTATAAACTAGGCACCGTTCCTAACTAACACTTTTCTTCGTTATTATGTCCAAGTCTGTTATCATCTCTCTGCTGGGTCGTGCTAACAATGGCAACGAACTTCTGCAGATTCTTGATAGTCTTCAAGAGGACAATCAGCAGTCGATTTCTTATACTGAACCGACTGCAGATAGCATCGAGTTCTGATTAGTAACTGTGCGGGGGGTTGACATCAGTCAGTCTCCCGTATTATAATAGCAGAGTATCAGTGAAACGACAGTGTTTTAGGGGCGTCGTTTATATCGTGCCGCGTCGCGTTGCCCCCCGTATATAAAAAAGGTTAACTACCCTAACCTACAGAGGTGACAAAACGCGATCTCTATATCACACTCAGAAAAAATTTCCGGCAGTAAAAAATGAGACCCTCAAAGATTCGCAGAGGCCCATATTGGAATTTTTGGAGAGTTATAATCGCAGGGTGGCTAATCAGGTATCCAAGAACAATGAGTAAAATTATCTTAGCACCTCTTGTAATAATGGTAATACTGATATATAATGCGTGTAGTAATTAATATTGCTTGTAAAAAATCCGGAGGTAAAAAATGACCCCCACAAAGGTTTATCACATATATGCAGGATCTCAATGTATATGTCATAGTATAAAGGAAGAGGATTTCAAAGATCGTTGGAATTCATTAAAGGGGATGGTTGGTTTATTACATACTGATTATCAACTTGAGGATTTAACATATGAGGAAGTAGAGGTAACACTACAGAAGAGAGAAGAACAGAGTTATTGACAAGGTATACATAGACTGATAGAATTGAACTGAAGTTTTTAAGACTTATGGCAAAAGGATTTACTGTAAAAGCTGCTGCACCAACAAAGAGAGAAGATGACTTTGATATTGCAGCAATCAAAGAACGAATGAAAGGGAAGAGAATTGTTTTTTGTCTTCCAGGTCGTGGATGTTCATTTATTTTTCTAAAAGCATTTGTACAACTTTGTTTTGATCTTGTACAGAATGGAATGAGTATTCAGATTAGTCAAGATTATTCATCTATGGTTAATTTTGCACGATGCAAGGTACTTGGTGCAAATGTACTGCGTGGACCGAAGCAAATTCCATGGGATGGTAAGTTAGAGTATGATTATCAATTATGGATTGACTCGGATATTGTCTTTGACTCACAGAAATTTTGGCAATTATGTGATATGGCACTTGCTGAGGATGGCACAGAGAAAGAGATTGTTGCTGGGTGGTATGCCACAGAAGATGGTCACACAACATCCGTAGCACACTGGCTTGAGGAAGATGATTTCCGAAAGAATGGTGGAGTCATGAATCATGAGACTGTAGAATCCATTCAGAAACGTCGTAAACCATTTACTGTTGATTATACAGGTTTTGGATGGGTATTAATTAAGCACGGTGTATTTGAGAATCTTGAGTATCCATGGTTTGCACCAAAGATGCAAGTATTTGAATCTGGTGCAGTACAAGATATGTGTGGAGAGGACGTAAGTTTCTGTCTTGATGCAATTGAGAAAGGTTATCAAATCTGGTGCGATCCTCGTATTAGAGTTGGTCATGAAAAAACTCGCGTAATTTGATGACTAAATTTAATATTCTTTATCAAGGGAATATAATGTATGAGAACCTCAGTCATGAAGAATGTACTGAGGTTTTACAAGAACTCTCGGAGCAATTTTTCTCGGGAGATGATATTGATCCAAATCTAATTGAACTAAAGGAGATTTAAGTTATGGCAATGATGAAAGGTGGGAGTTATACCCCCGGAAAACCAAAGAAGACTCGCCAAGGGCGATCACAAAATACGCTTCTCTCGGCTACTTCTCGTAATAAGGCAAAGAAGAAATATCGTGGACAAGGTAGAGGTTAAATACTCATATAGTCAAATCAGATGATTAATGAGTTGTTTAATTACTAATTTACCATCGCAAGAAATATGGGTTCGTAAAGAATATCTTACTGATCATCAAAGTGGTCACGGAGAATTTGTAAAGGGCGTCTGGGTATCGGCAAAGTCCATACCTGGACGTGCTTTTTATTTTGAGACCTACTTACCAGAGTATGCAGCAATGTACGATAAGCTGCCAATCAGTGCCTTTGTGGCTCGTCCTGAAACTCCATTACCTGATATGAATCTACCCAACTTACAATTCTGGAATTGTATGGATTATGGTGTAGTAAGTATTAATAAGAAATTCATTGGTAGTATGGACTTTGAGTGTTATACAAGAGATCATGGTATTATGAAAGGCACTTATGTTTGTACACTAGACAATTATCATCGTGATCCTGATATGGTTGATTGGGCAACAAGTGAAAATCCTGCTGAACATAAGTCACATAACCTAATTGAACTTGAAAATGGACAGTTTGCCTTGTATCCAAATAATAGATTACGTATATTTGATAATAGTTTGACACCTGCTGAACCAAAAATGCCTGATTTCAAGGTATCAACTCGCATTTATGAAGTTGAAAATGGTTATGATCGTCTTGGAATGGGTCGTGAAGATGAATATTTCTGGAAAACATCTAAAGAACGGGATAGCAACCCCGTAAAAAGTTCTGTTCAACCCTTAAAAGAGGAGAAAACAGATGGCAAACAACCCGAATCCAGACAGGAACATTGATTATATGAAAGAAACATGGGGAACGACTAGTTTAATTACTGATTATTGGTCAAACCCAAAGCAAAAAATGCTCCGTGAGATTGCAAATGATGATATGACACCCAAAAAACATGATTTTCATATTCAAAATGAGTTGCACGAAAAAATTCGCAATGATGAGGATTATGATGACTGGGATTATGGCACTGAACCTACTTATGGGCCAATAAAAGGGTAATAAATAAGTTATAATTATAGTGTAATCAATGCCTTTAGAAAGGGTAAGTCAAGGATTTAAGGACATTAGTATGACATTTCAGAGTAATCCTCTGAGTAGTGACTTAATTGCACTTAGAAATGAGAATGCAATTGCCCGTTCTATCCGAAATATTGTATTTACCCTTCCTGGAGAGAAATTTTTTAATGAAAACTTTGGTTCTAACATAAGCAGAACTCTTTTTGAGAATATTGACGACATATCCGCATCAACAATTGCCGATCAAATAAGGCAATCTATCAGAAATTATGAGCCAAGAGTTGAATTAATCAGTGTGGATATCTATCCAGATTATGATAATAACTCTTTTGACGCAGTTATTGTTTATAATGTGATTGGTGCCGATGTTTTACCACAACAATTAGAATTTGTATTGCAACCTACAAGGTAAATGCCATTAACAGACTTTTCAAATCTGGATTTTGACCAGATTAAAACAACTCTTACCGATTATTTGAGGTCAAACTCAAATTTTACCGATTATGACTTTGAGGGATCTAATCTCTCAACGATCATTGATGTATTGGCATATAATACTTACATTTCCTCATATAATGCAAACATGGTTGCAAATGAGGTGTTCATTGATAGTGCTACATTAAGAGAGAATGTAGTAGCACTTGCAAGAAATATTGGATATACACCTAAATCAAGAAAATCATCTAGAGCAACAGTCAGTTTTTTTGTTGATACTTCAAATATTACTCCACCACCTGCGACTTTAACGCTTAAAAAAGGAGTTGTAGCATCTACGACTGGATCTTTTTCTGGACAATCCTTTGTATTTTCAATTTTAGAAGATATCACTGTTCCTGTTTTTGATAATCTTGCTCAATTCAATGAAATTTCAATTTATGAAGGAAATTTAATTACTTCTAACTTTACATATTCTTCAAGAAATCCAAATCAAAGATTTATTTTAGATAATATTGGTATTGACACTGATTTAATTACTACATCAGTTAAAAATAATCAAAATGCCACTGCATCAGTCAAATATTCTTATCAAGAAAGTTTATTTGATATTGATGGCACATCAAATGTCTTCTTTTTGCAAGAAATTGAAGATGAAAGATATGAATTAATTTTTGGTGATGGTATTTTTGGTAAAAAACTAGAAGAGGGAAATTATATAACATCTTCATACATTGTTTCCAATGGCGAAAGTGCAAATGGCATAAGTCAATTTACATATTCGGGATCACTTTCATATGTAAGAAATGGTGTAGAGTATCCAGTCACAACAGGTATTTCTCTTCTTACTACTGAGATATTATCTTCGGGTGGAGAAAGAATTGAGACTATTGATTCTATTAAAAAGTATGCACCAAAAATTTATGCATCTCAAAATAGAGCATTGACATCAAATGATTATGAAACTCTAATTCCAGCAAAAATCTATCCAGAAACTGAGTCAATTTCAGTATTTGGTGGCGAAGAATTAATTCCACCACAATATGGAAAGGTGTTTATTAGCATCAAACCAAGATTTGGCGACTTTTTGCCCAATTTGATCAAGGAAAATATCAAATTAAAACTTAAAAAATATGCGGTTGCAGGTATTGTTCCTGAAATTTTAGATCTTAAGTATCTTTATCTTGAAGTTAATTCAAAAATTTATTATAACACTAATCTTGCTCCAGGTGCAGATTATGTTTCTAGTATTGTACAAAGAAATGCAAACACCTATGCAGAATCATCAGAATTAAACAGATATGGAGCTAGATTTAAATATAGTAAATTCTTGAAAATTATTGATGATAGTGACGCATCCATTACTTCTAATATCACAACAATTCAAATGAGAAGAGATTTGAGAGTTGTTTTAAATGCATTTGCAGAATATCAAATTGGATTTGGAAATGAGTTTCACATTAAAAACACTAACGGATATAACATTAAATCATCAGCATTTAGAGTCTCTGATATAAACAATGATGTTTATATGTCAGACGTTCCCAATGCAAATGGAGACACTGGATCTATATTCTTATTCACAGTCCCAAATGTAAATTCTCCAACTCCAACTATTGTAAAAAGAAATATTGGTACAATTGATTACAAAAAGGGAATTATAACTTTGAACCCAATTAATATTATTTCTGGCAAGATAAAAGATGGTCAAAGTATTATTGAAATTTCTGCAATACCACAATCAAATGATGTTATCGGATTACAGGATCTTTATTTGCAACTAGATATTAATAGTAGCAATTTTGAAATGGTTGTTGATGATATTGCATCTGGATTAGATCCATCTGCATCAAATTACGTAGTATCTTCAAGTTACAACAACGGAAATTTAGTAAGACCATAAAATGACAGAAAATAGAGTTAAGTTCAATAACATCGTAAGAAATCAACTTCCTTCTTACGTAAGAGAAGAATTTCCATTAGTTGCAGAATTTTTATCTCAATATTATATTGCACAAGAATTTAAGGGTGCTCCTTTAGATTTGTTGCAAAATATTGATCAATATATTAAATTGAATGAAACAACAAATCTAAACGAATCTGTTGTTCTCCTTAACTCTATTTCTGAAGTAGACACCACAATAACGGTTGATTTAATTTCTTCACCAAAAGGAATGTACGGATTTCCGGATTCGTATGGCCTTTTAAAAATTGGAAATGAAATTATTACATATACAGGAAAAACTGTTAATTCTTTTACTGGATGTATAAGAGGATTCAGTGGCATTTCTTCTTATGGAAAGGAGCTTGAGTTTTCTCAAACTTCTGCGGAAGAACATGCATCTGGTGCTACAATCTCTAATTTAAGCACTTTATTCCTGCAAGAATTTTTACAGAAAGTAAAATATCAAATATTACCAGGATTAGATAATAGATCTCTTGATGATAACCTTAATCAAAATATATTTTTAAAACAGGCAAAGGATTTTTATTCTAGTAAAGGTACAGATAGATCTTTTGAAATTCTTTTCAAAGCATTATATGATGAGAAAGTTTCAATTATTAGACCAAGAGACTACCTTTTTAGACCATCAGATGCTTATTATAAGCTAACAAATGATTTCTCTGCAGAAAGTGTATCTGGTAATCCTTTTGAACTTGAAAATTTAACTCTTTTCCAGGATCAGTATAAAAATATTAATAGCGCGTATGGGCCAGTAACATCTGTTGAAAAAATTAATACTAAAGGAGAGGGAGATTTTTATAGAATAAAAATTGACGCAGGATATAATAGAGATATTGATTATGAGGGTGCTGTTTATGGTCAGTTTTCTGTACACCCAAAAACAAAAATAATTGGAGACGTTGCTACAGGATCAACATTTATTGATGTAGAATCTACCGTGGGATTCCCAGAATCTGGGGAATTGACTTTTAACTATTCAGACGGATCTTCTGGTATTACAAGTTATACATCAAAAACGGTGAATCAATTTTTGGGATGCAATAGCATCACATCAAATATTCTGGATACAGCAAATGTTGGAATTAATACATATGCATATGCTATCAATGATGCTGGGGATGAAATCAGAGTTAGAATAAATTCCGTTTTAAATACGTTAAATGCGGATTCAAGAGCATATTTTTATAATAAAGGGGATTCTATTGAATTAAATTCTCTTGGCATAAATGAAAGCAATTTAAAGTCAAAATATTGGTTATTAAATGCATCAACAACTTATAATGCTGTTTCTTTTTCTGTAGTAGATTCTGCAAATAAAGTATATTCTTTTACTTTAGACCAAAACCATATCTTTAAACTAGGAGATAATGTAACTGTAATTGATGAAGCTAATCAAAAATATACGGGAAAAATTACAGAAATAAATTCTTCTAAAAATATTATTGTTAAGTTTAGTCAGGTAATATCAACCGCAAGTAGTAAAAATTATAAGTTAAAGAGAAATATTTCAAAAGTTAACGTACTCAATTATGCAGATTTAAACATAATTTCGTCTAATATTCAGAACATATATTTTGATGGAGACAAAGCACTAGTAGCTTCAAATTCTTTACCAAAATATGAAAATACTCAACTTAAAGCCACTGATAATAAAGTAACTTTTTCAGGAACTTTTAGTGGAGATACTTTTGCTATTACTACTTTAGTTGACCATGGTTTTTACACTGGAGACGAAGTATATTACAAACCAGAGCAGATAACAACGACAACAACAGATTTTGATGGCAATTCAGTAACCATAGTATCTGATGGCACTTCACTATTTTCAGAAGGTCTTTATTTCGTACTGAGAATCAGTTCAACCGAAATTAAACTTTCAAGAAGTCGTTCTGATATTGATAATTCAAGATTTGTTGAAGTCTCTTCTCCAACAACTGTAATTAACAATACTCTAGTTCCACTTGAGTTTAATTCAAAAGTTCTTAATGCTCAGAAAATTTTTAGAGAAGTATCTGTACCAGAAAATGATGGGGAGACTTATAAAACTTTACCAGGAAAAACTGGTATTTTGATTAATGGAACAGAAATTTTAAATTATAAGTCCACAGATGTTTTATATTATGGACAAATTAATAATGTAAATGTTACTGCTACAGGTAGTGGATATGATGTTATCAATCCTCCAGATTTTCTGATAACAGATACTATTGGTACAGGAGCAACTGGTTTCTGTGCAGTTTCCGGTTCTCTACAACGTATTGATATTATAGACCCTGGATTTGATTATCAAGAAACTCCTGTTATAAAAATTACCGGTGGAAATGGTAGCGGAGCAAAAGCTCTTGCTAACATGAAATTAATTTCTCATGAAATTTCTTTTAATTCTCAAATTGAATCTTCCCAAGTATCTCTTGGATCAAGTCAATCAACTATTGGATTTTCCACTTACCATAAATTTAGAAATGGTGAACCAGTAATTTATAAAACTGATAAACAAACTTCCATTGGAGGTCTTGAGTCTCAGTCGGTATATTATGTTTCTGTACAGACCCCATACATTGTTAAACTTCACGGAAAGCAAACTGAAGCAATTTCTGGCATCAATACAATATCTTTAACTTCATATGGAGTTGGCAATCATACCTTAGAAACTGTAAATAAGAAATCGGTTATTGATTCTGTTTCTATTGTTAGCAGTGGATCTAACTATGAAAATAAAAAGAGAACTTGTGGTCCAGTTGGCGTAAATACTTCGCTAAATGAAATAATTATTCCAAATCATGATTATAGTTCTGGGGATATTGTAAAGTATTACAATGAAGGAACACCAATTTCTGGAATCACAACAAATACTGAATATTATTTGACAAAAGTTGATGAAGATAGATTCAGACTATCAAACGTAGGGTCTTCTACTCAAGGTTTAGATTTTTATTACAGAACAGAACAGTATATAGAGTTTACAACAACAGGAAACGGAACTCATATTTTCAATTATCCAGAAATCAACGTTGAAGTTCTTGGAAATATTGGAGTCTCTTCAGTTAGTGGGTCTACATTTAAATCTCAAGTGAGACCTATTTTTAGAGGATCCATCAACTCAGTTCATCTATTAAGTAATGGATCTGGGTATGGATCTTCTCAAACTTTAAATTATCAAAGACAACCAAATTTTGATTTCCTTGTAGGTTCTAATGCAGAATTAAATCCTATTGTTTCAAACGGACAAATTGTAGAGGTTCTCGTTAATAACGTTGGTAAAAACTATAATTCAACTCCAGATTTAATTATAAATGGAGATGGTACAGGAGCTACCTTAACACCAATCATTGAAAATGGTCAAATTACCTCCGTAAAAGTCATTAATGGTGGATATGGATATGTTCAAAGTACTACTAGTATATTAGTTTCTTCTTCTGGAATTGGATTCAAAGCAGTTGCTGATATTCAAACCTGGAATGTAAATTTATTCCAGAAATATTTCAATAATATTAAAGATGATGATGGATTCTTAACAATTTCTGATATTCCCAATTCTGGTTTACAGTATTCTAATTTGTATGCACCAAGAAAATTAAGAGAGATGATCTATTCAATAGATCAATCTGGAAATATTCTATATTCAAAGAAAGATCTTAGAAAATCTGGCAATTTAGAGATTCAATCTACAGATCATTCACCTATTATTGGATGGGCCTATGATGGAAATCCAATATATGGTCCATATGGTTATTCCACTAAACAAGGTGGATCAATTGCACAAATGAAATCTGGTTATGTTCTTGATTTAAAATCAAATAGACCCTCAACAACTAATTTCCCAGAGGGATTCTTTATTGAAGATTATAGTCACTACGAAGTTGACAATGATACTGTTCTTGATGAAAATAATGGAAGATTTTGCGTAACCCCAGATTTTCCAAATGGAACTTACGCATATTTTGCAACTATTAATGATTCGGGTCCAGATTCTAGTGGAAGTTTTGTTGGATATAAGAGACCAACATTTCCATATTTGATAGGAGATGCGTTTAGATCAAAACCAAACGAATTTAACTTCAAATCATCTTCAAATCAAGATGAAATTAATTTAAATACCACAAATTGGAAACGAAATACTTATTTTTATAATTTAAAGAGTGGAGGACAATATTATGAATATTTGGAACTACCAAACAATCTAAATCAGACTATTGATATACAATCTACTTTTACTGACAAAATAGACAATATTGGTATTGTTACTGGTGGAAATGGATATAAGGTAAATGATAATTTAGTATTTGATAATCTTGATTCAAATGAAAATCCTAGAGGATATGGAGTTTCTGCTAAAGTTTCTAGACTAATTGGAAGTTATGTAAATTCAATCAGTTTGGCTACTACTTCACTTTATAATGCTGAAATTTATCCAGGAATTGAAAGAGAAGTTTATGATATTATTTCCACAGATCCACATGGATTTTCAAATCTTGATATAATCACGTTATCAGGTCTTAGTACAACATCATCTTTCCTGGAAGGATTTTATAATGCAGGAATTTCTTCAAATGCACTTTTCTTAGTTGGTGCTGGATCTTCTTTAGTTGGTTTGCATTCGGTTGGTGTAACTGGAATTAGTACTTATATTTCAGTAAGAGGCAATATTTCTGCAAGTGCAGTTCGTGAAAATGATATTTTACAAATTAACGAAGAAAAAGTAAAAGTACTTAATGTAGATACAAAAAATTCTAGAATTAGAATTCTTAGAGAAATTGATGGAACTGTGGGAGTTTCTCACACAATATCAGAAACCATCTACGAAATATCAAGAAAAATTACAATCAATGCCGGTTATAGAAGTGATTTTGCATATAGAAGAAATAAAGAAATTTATTTTAATCCATTAGAATCTGTAGGATTGGGAACTCTTTCTGGAGTTGGAATTGGAACAACTTTGAATTTTTCAAATCCAGGTGCTGGAATTACTCAAATCTTTATTCCAACAAGATCAGTATATTTACCAAATCATGGGTTATTGACTGGTGACATCTTGACTTATTCCACTAATAATGGATCAGTAATTGAAGTATCTCCTGATGGAATTTCAACTAGTGTTGTTCTGTCCGATCCATCAACTTTATATGTTGCAAAAATATCTGATGATTTAATTGGTCTATCAACTGTAAAAGTTGGAATAGGAACAACAGGAGTATTTTCTGGAATTACAACGGATACAAGTTCTATTGGAATACTTTACTTTACTGGTATTGGAACAGGTACATATCACAGTTTTGAAACAAATTACACAAAACTTACGGGAACAGTATCTAAAAATGTTGTAACAGTTTCTACAGCACAAACTCATGGATTGCAAAACAATGATCATGTATACATTGACGTAAATCCATCAACAGCATCAACGTATGCGATCAAATATAATGAATATAATAGAGTGATGATTGTAAATCCACAGTCGTTTAGTGCTTCTGGAGTAAACACAGAATCAAATTCTATTACAATAAACGACCATGGATTTAAAACGGGACAAAAAGTAATCCACACATCATCTTCACCAGCTGGCGGATTACAAGATAATGGAAAATATTATATTGTAGTATTTGATGAAAATACGATCAAACTCTCAGATTCTTTTTACGGTGCAACTAACTTAAAACCATCAATTGTTGGTATTAGCAGCACTTCTTTTGGAGAAATTTCTTTAGTTAACCCAAAAATAGATTTATATAAAAATTCTACAATTACATTTGATCTTTCCGATTCAAGTCTTTCTTACTATTATCAAACAACACAATATCCAGCATTTAAACTAGACTTTTATTCAGATTCAAACTTTAACCAACCATTTATAACTTCAAAAAATAATAAAGTATTTGATCTCCAAAAATATGGTGCTGTTGGTATTTCAACTAATGCAAGATATGTTTTATCTGTAACTGATTCTTTACCAGAAAAACTATATTACAAACTCACTCCTGTTTATAACTCAAATTTACCAGAAAACAAAGAAAAAATCGTCGTTGATTCAACTGTAAAATCAAATAGTGAGCTTATTTTTAACAATAGTGGTTACAATGGAAAACAAAAAGTAACTGTTGGAACAACAACATCGTTCACTTATAATCTTTCCAAAAAACCAGAGTCTTTATCATATGTTTCTGGAATTTCTTCTATTGCATACACGACTGATTCATTAAATGCTGTTGGGCCAATTGGAAAAATTAGAATTGACAATAATGGATTCTCTTATAGTTCTTTACCAGGAATAACAACTGTTAGTTCTATCGCTGGCATAGGTGCTATTTTAGAGTGTGAAGGCAAATCTATTGGAAGACTCAAAAATAGCAAGATAAAAGATATTGGTTTCAACTTCCCAGCAGATTATACTTTAAGTCCAAGTGCAATTTTACCTCAGGTCATAAAAATTGAACCTTTATCATCATTCCTTTCAATTGGAATTAGTTCTGTTGGTAGAGGATATACTTCTGCTCCAGAATTAATAGTTTTTGATGGCAAGACTAATCAAATTATTCCAGAAATTGATTTAAGATATGAAATTGGTGATGATAGTATTACTATTTTAAAGAATACATATGGAATATCTCAGGCAACTCCAAGAATACTCCCAGTAAATAATACAAATGGAGTTGGAATATCTACAGTTTCCTTTAATGAAACTACTAAGGATGTAACGATAGTTCTTTCTGTTGGTTTTAGTACGGCTAATTCATTCCCATTTAGAGTGAATGATAGAGTTTTAATTGAAAATGTTAGTGTTGGCATTGGAACAACTGCAAAAGGTTATAACTCAGAGAATTATAATTATGCATTGTTTACACTAACTTCAGTTGATGAAAATCTTGGTGGAATTGGTTCCGTAACGTATAATCTGAGTGATTATCTATTTAATTCGGAAATTCCGGGATTATTTGATCCTGTTAACTCTGCTGGAAGAATTATTGCAGAAAAGGATTTCCCAATCTTCAATATACAACTTACAAAGAATGATTATTTGGTTGGAGAAGAAGTTAAGTCAAATTCTGTTTCTTCTGGATTAGTAGATTCTTGGGATTCTAAAAATAATTATATAAAAATTATTTCAGATGAAAAATTTGTTCTTGGTGAAGTCATTGAAGGTAAATCTTCAAATACTCAAGGAATTGGTTCTTCTATAACATCATTTGATTCTTTTGTAAGATTATCATCTTCTTCAAAAGTAGAAAATGGTTGGCAAACTCAAGCAGGTTATTTAAACGATAACTTGCAGAGAGTTCAAGACAGTTATTATTATCAAAACTTCTCATATAGTCTAAAGTCAAAAGTTGACTATGATACTTGGGAAGATGCTGTTGGTTCTTTAAATCATACTGCAGGATTTAGAAAGTTCTCAGACTATCAGTTAGAGACTAAGGCATCAAATTCTATGACAGTTGGTGTAACCACAAATGCAACCAACATTGAAATTGTGACCGATATAATTGGTGTTGTTGATTTGAATTGTGTTTATGATTTTGATTTAGTTAGAGAAAATTCTTTACAAATCTCTTCAAAATCTTTCTCAAATCAAATTTTCTTTGAAAATGCTGTTCTTACTGATTATCTAGAATCAGTAGGAAACAGGGTCTTGTCAATTGATGATGTAAGTGGACAATTCAATAGTAATCCAAGGCCAACCAGATCCAGTGAAGTTTTTAGATTTAATTTAGATGATATTAGATCTCAGAAGTATATTACATACGTAAAAGATAAGAGGTATTATAATGAAAGACAATTATTATTAGTTACTTTGGTTCATGATAAGAATCAAGGATACATTAGTCAATATGGAAGATTGAATAACACTTATGATATGGGTACATTTGATTTTGCAATTTCTGGAACTGATGGAATTCTCAATTTTTATCCAACTAAGTATTCGTTGAACAATTTTGACGTTTCTATACTTTCATATAATTTAGATGATAGTATAGCAAGTGTAGGAAATACTTCTATTGGTGGCATTTCTTTAATAAACACTGATAGTGTTTCAGTTTCTTCTGGAGCAACAACAATTGTCTCTATTGCAAATACATATACCTCTGCGAAAGTTCTTGTCCAGGTTTATGCTGATGGTGGATCTTATCAATTTGAAGAATTAAATCTTGTTCATAATGGAACTGACGTAGAATTACTTGAATATGGTCAATTGAATACCTACGCTGGTTCATATGCGTCTTCTGGTCTTGGCACATATTCAGCATATATTGATGGATCTTTAGTTAAAGTTGATTTTACTCCAAATTCGGGGATTGGAACAACAACTACAATTAATACCATTCAGGTTGCATTAGCTAGCACTAGTTACAGTGGAATTGGCACTGTAGACATGAAACATGCCAGACTTGAAGCAAGAACAACTTCAATTCCTTCTTCTGTTTCTCCTGTAGAAAACGTAATTGGATCATATCCTGAAGTGTATGATGTTGCGTATTTTGTTGTTCAAGTTTCTGATACTGTAAATAATGAACATCAAATTTCTGAAGTTGTTGTTATTGAAGATTATGATGCAGATCTTGCTACGGGAGAAACTTACGATGTTGAATATGGAAATGTAGAGACAGTTTCTGGCCTAGGTACAATAGGATCTAGATTGAATGGATCTGAAGTTGAACTAGTTTTCACTCCATTACCAAATATAGAAACTCATGTAAATGTTTACATGAATGCTTTACGTCATGAAGATGATGAAAAAGACATTATTGATTTTAATAACTCTACTATTGAAACTGGTTATGGCGATTACCAAGGAACTGATTTTGACATTAAGAGAGCATTTAATCTAACTCATAAAAACTTCCCAATATTTGAAAGATATTTTGATGGTAGCAATTCTGCCATAGTTGATGTAAATAGCAACTCCGTTATAATTCCAAATCACTTCTTTGTATCGGGTGAAAAGTTGGATTATTATCATGCTGGTGCTGGAACTACTCAGGCAGTATCAATCGCTAGTACCACTATTCCTGGAATTGGTTTGACTGATAAATTACCACCAGAAGTTTATGTTATTAAAGATAGTGAAAGTAAGATTAGACTTGCATCAACCGCAGAAAACGCTCTTAAAGCTACACCAGAGGCACTTAATATTGTAAGTGTTGGTATTGGAACATCACATAGATTTGTAGCAAATACTCAAAACTCAAAGGTCATTATCTCTATTGATAATGTTATTCAATCTCCAATAGTATCAACAGCATTAACAACATCACTTGCGGCAAATCTCTCTTCTATTGATGATGTAGTATACTTATCTGGAATTACATCTTTCTTTGGTGGGGATTTGATTAAGATTGGTGATGAAATTATGAGAATTGATGCTGTTGGTTTCGGATCAACAAATTCTATAGTTGTCAGAAGACCTTGGGTAGGTACAAGTGTTTCCACATATACTACAGGAACCTTAATCACAAAAGTTGAAGGTAACTACAATATTGTAGATAATGTTCTTAATT